AAATTTATCGGAGATTATATGAATAAAAGGATTTTACTCTGTGGCCTACCGGGTGCAGGTAAAACTACTCTAGCAAAACGCCTAGTTGAAATACTGGGAGATGCAGATTGGCACAACGCAGATGCAATCAGAGAATTGTTTGATGACTGGGATTTTTCACCAGAAGGCAGAGCAAGACAAATGAAACGTATGCAGGATTATTGTGTTAAAACTGTGGGTAAAGGCAAATATGCTATTGCTGATTTTGTATGTCCAACAAACGAACTCAGAAAAACATTTGAGCCTGATTATGTTATTTGGATGAATACTATTGATGAAGGTAGATTTGAAGACACAAACAAAGTTTTTGAAAAACCAGATGACAGTGTTAAAGTTGATGTGGAAATTACAGCAGACGATTGGTGGACTGATGAAGCAGTTGAAAAATGGGCAAGGTTAATTGCAGTGGATATTAAAGATCCTTTGTTTCAACCTAAAGAACCTACCACACAGATGCTGGGTAGATTCCAACCGTTCCATCCAGGCCATAAGGCATTGTTTGAAAGAGCATTGGCAAAACATGGCCAAGTGGCAATACTAGTCAGAGACATGCCTGTAAGTGATAGTAATCCCTGGACACCAGAAGATATATGTGAAAACATAGAACAAGAGTTGGCTGAGTATGCCGGTAAATTTAGGTGTTATCCTGTACCAAATATCATGAACATTACCTATGGAAGAGATGTTGGATATAAAATAGAACAGGAAACATTTGATGATGCTACACATGAAATTAGTGCAACTAAAATACGTGAACAAATGAAAAAGGAAGGAAAGTTATAATGAGTTATCAATTTACCAGTGAAAGTGTAAGTAATGGACATCCAGATAAAATTGCTGATTTAATCTCAGATGCAGTTGCAAATTACATTATAGATAAAAATATTAATCACAGAGCGGCTGTGGAAACCCTAGTTACTACTAATATGGTAACACTTGCAGGAGAATACAAAAGCGATAAGTTTGATAAAGTCTATATAGAAAAACTTGTGAGAGCAATAGTAAGAGATATTGGTTATGAACAAGAAGGTTTTCATTGGGATAAACTCAAAATATATAACGAACTTCATGGACAATCACCTGATATTGCACTAGGAACGGATGATTTTGGTGCGGGTGATCAGGGCCTAATGTTTGGATATGCCTGTGATGAGACACCTAATTATATGCCCAGTGCGATATATTACAGCCACAGGATTCTAAAAAGACTACAAGCAGAAAGATTATACGATTCCAGTCATTGGTTACAACCAGATAGTAAAAGTCAAGTCACAATGAATTACGAAAGTATTAACAAACCTCTTGGTATAGAAAAGATTGTTTGTAGTACGCAACATGCTGAAGAAATGACTATAGAACTTGTTAGAGAGTCTGTGGAAGAGATTATCAGAGACGAACTAAAAGAAATAAATTTAGAACATACTAAATTTTTAATCAATCCAACTGGAAGATTTGTAATTGGTGGACCAGATGGTGACACTGGTCTAACAGGCAGAAAGATTATTGTTGATACTTATGGCGGATATGCTCCACACGGTGGCGGTGCTTTTAGTGGAAAAGACTGTACTAAAGTGGATAGAAGTGCGGCTTATATGGCTAGATATTTGGCTAAAAACATTGTGGCAAGTGGTAAGGCACAAAATGCCACTGTACAATTGAGTTATGCTATTGGTGTAAAAGAACCAACAAGTATATATGTTTATGCTGATGGCAAAGTAAGAAAAGAGTTTTCAGACCTTTTTAAAGACAATGTGGACTTAACACCTAAAGGTATAATTGATAAATTTGATTTGTTTAATTTAGATTTAACTAAAACAACCAACTATGGGCATTTTGGTAAAGATGATTTGCCCTGGGAAAAAGTTGATCTATTTTAATGTACAGCGTCTATGAAATAAAATTCAAAGACGGTTTTGTATATTATGGTTACACAGCAAAGCCATTTAAAATGCGAATGGCTGAGCATATAGAATCAAGTCAAAAAGGTAAAAGTATTTTATACAAAAAAATGCGAAATGCTGAATATGATTGTGATGCCAGAGTAGTACAACATTTCCCAACAATGGAAGAAGCATTGGATTGGGAAAAGAAGTTGATAAAACAAACTCCCAAACATCTCAAACTTAATACAAGTTGGGGAGGTGAAAACGGAGAGAATAACTACAGGCGTTGGAAACAACAGGATATAATCAAAAAATATTATGGCAGAAAAAAAGAAAAGTTACAATATAAATCCTAAAGATTTTAAAACCCCTGTTACAATAACAAGTACTAAAACAGGGCCTATGTCACATCCTGTTTATACAAGATATCCACATTTAAAAGATAAAGGGCCTACTGATGCACATTATTCAGAATGGCAAAAATGGTTTGCTTGGAAGCCTGTTAAATGTTTAGATGGTGAAAAAGTGTGGCTTAGAACAATATACAAAAGATCAAGAACAGTTAAATGGACACCACCACAGTTTCCACCAGATGCTTTTAATAGAACGGAATATAGTACCTGGGAAGGTATTTTAAATATGAGGATGAGAGATGAACTTAAAAGATAGCATAAGAACAGTACCAGATTTTCCTATACCAGGAATACAATTCAGAGATATAACAAGTCTTATAGAAGACCCTAAGGCATTTGATTTTACATTAAAAGAAATGCAAGATCTCTGTTTAAGTGCAGATTGTATTGTGGGTATAGAAAGTAGGGGATTTGTATTTGGAGCACCAATAGCCAATAACCTCAATATTCCCTTTGTTATGGCTCGTAAGCCTGGAAAACTACCAAATGAAACGCACAAAAGAGATTTTGATTTAGAATATGGCAGTACAAGTTTGGAAATACAAAAAAACACAAAAATTAAATCTTCAGATAAAGTAGTTATAGTAGACGATTTAATTGCAACAGGTGGTACTGCCATAGCATGTGCAGATCTAGTTCATGAATGTTTTGATGTACCCAGAGATAATATACTAATATTGGCTGTTATAGACTTGACAGACTTAGGTGGATTTGCTAAAATTATAGAGCAAGGTTATAGTGCGGCCGCACTGATTGAATATGAAGGAGAATAATGCCTAAGAAACCTCAAATACCCCTTAAAGACATAATGGCGGCTATTGATAAAAAAGATAGAGGTTTCTATGATCGTTTAACTCCAGAGCAAAAAAAGGCCTTTAGTGCCTGGATGATGATGAGGTATTGTAGTAGTGTACAGGGGAGAGATGCCGCAAATTATATTTTTATGACTAATGAGCTGGTTAATTATCAGTTTATGGAAGTAAGTAAACACCCTGAACTACAATGGCTCTTGCTGAGCGCCTGTGGCGTTGGTAAGGTACAATTTCACCCGTATCTTAAACCACCTAATGCAAGAAAAAAGAAAAATAAAGTATTTGATTTTGTATATGAACTTTTCCCTCATATGAAGGCAGAGGATATAAACGAGTTTATAAACTTAAACACACAAGAAGAATTAAAACATTTAGCAGAGAATCACGGATACGATGACAACACAATCAAAGACATCTTTGGAAAGTAACACCTGCAAGTGGTGTGAAAAAACATTTATGAGTGAAAGAACTCTAAGTGCTCATATGTGTATAAAGAAAAGACGTTGGGCTGATAAAGATTTAACTCATACCAGATTGGCCTACAGAGTATTCCAAATGTTTTATGAACTAAATACTACAGCAAGTAAACCAAAGACAAATGAAGATTTTATAAAAAGTCAATACTATGAAGGTTTTGTAAAATTTGGTAGAAGTTGTTTAACTAACGAATATTTACATCCAGAAAAATTTGCAGAATGGCTAATTAAAAATGGCAAAAAATTAGCAGATTGGAGTAAAGATAAACTTTATGATGAATATTTACTGAGTTACGTTAAGAAAGAACCAGGTATGAAAGCATTGGAAAGAACTATAATTTATTTGTCAGAATGGAGTACAGAAAATTCCAGTGATTGGCAAGATTATTTTTTAAAAGTTTCAACACCCAGAGCAGTTCATGATTTGCGTAGTGCTAAAGTAAGTCCCTGGATGTTATATTTATGTGATACAGGTGATAAACTTTTAGAAAGATTTAGTGATGAACAGGTTAAAATGATAGAGCATATTATAGATGCAACTTTTTGGATGAAACTTTTTGCTAATAACAAAGAAGAAGTTTCTGATGTTAAGAAGGCATGTTTGGCGGCGGGTATATAATGTTAAAAAAATATAATATTTTTCCTAATATTGTTTTAGAAGACAAAGCAGAATTAATTTCTGAAATAAAAAAATCTATACGTGAAGAAATCAAATCTATTGAAAACAGTGGTCTAGCAGAAGAAACACCTTTTGGATGGGTAACGAATAATAAACGAGGCCTTCAGGAAAAATCATTAAAATCTTTATGCCTATTATTAGGACAAATATTTAGTAAAAATATTGGCAAGGTGTATGATACAAGAAAATTACAAATTGATATTATAGAGCCTCAATTAATTTGTATAAAACCTGGTCACATGCTACCACTTACAGCACATAACAGAAGATGGTATTCAGGTTGTATATGGTTACAAACTTCTAATAAAGGCAGTGGCATATATTTTAAAGATATGGGACCTAGACATTTTGTAGGCCCTGATTGTGTGGATAGGGACTTTGCTCTCAAACCACAGGAAAATAAATGTGTTTTTTGGCCTAGTCATGTACCCCACGGATTTTATTATAATGATTCACAGATAGATAATTATTTAATTATTTGTACCTTTAGAGCACCGGTTAAACAATGAGCAAAAGAAGATATCAAATAACAGATAAAATTTTGCCTGAAAGGCATGTTTGGCATAACAAAAGGTGTATGTGGGTAAGTATTCCTAAAAATGCTAATATGAATTTTAGATATATTTGTACAAGTATGGGAATGGAAAAGAAATTATATGAAAATCAATCAGCAGATGAAGTTTTTTGTGTAGTCAGGAATCCCCTCACCAGAATTATTAGTGGTATAGGAGAATACAAGGCACGTTACAAAAGACAGGATACTTTTGAAGAATTATTAGATGAATTAATGCAGAGCCCTAGATCTTTTGATGAACATCTAGAACCTCAAGTATTTTTTATTAATGATATAGTATTCACACACATTTTAAAATTTGAGGATATTAATACTCAAGTAAGAAATTTAAAATATTTTAGAAAAAATTATGTATTTCATCAAAGAAGTAAAATGCAGGAATTTATGTTAAACAAAAATAGAACACAAATTAGTAAACATTTTAAAGAACCTTTAACCAAGTTAATAACACATAACAAAGATACTCTTGACAAAATTGTGGAAAAGTATTATAGTTATGATATGGAAATATGGAAAAATCCTGAGAAATTTATTGGGAAAATAATATGAAAGTAAGATTAATAAGTTATAGCCAACAGGAACTCCCAGATTTTTCTGATAAAGGCAGACCAGATGGCTTTGTATTTAATCACAGAAAAGATGAAATGGATGCTTTAGATTTAGTGGCCTATTGTGCCAGAGTAAGCAATCCAGACAATCAAAACAACAAAGAAACCAGTGAAAAACTTGTTAAGTATTTAATGAAGCACAAACACTGGTCACCATTAGAGATGGTGTCAGCATGTTTGGAAATAGAAACAACCAGAGATATTGCGAGACAAATATTACGCCACAGAAGTTTTAGTTTTCAGGAGTTCAGTCAACGTTACGCAGACCCTACAGAAAGTTTATCATTTGAAAAACGTGAAGCAAGGCTACAAGATCCTAAAAACAGACAGAACAGTTTGGAAAATGACAATGTTGAACTTGAATTACAATGGCGAGAAAAACAGGAAGGTGTTATTAAAGAAGCCTATCAAGCATATACCTGGGCAATAGAAAATGGTATTGCAAAGGAACAGGCTAGGGCAGTACTACCAGAAGGTAATACTGTGAGTAGAATGTATGTGAATGGTACATTGCGTAGTTGGATTCATTATATTGAATTACGTGGTGCTAATGGCACACAAAAAGAACATATAGAAATTGCTAATGCAGTAGCAGATGTTATAGCAAAAATATTTCCATTAGCAGAAGAATATAAAGGTAAAGACTTATGAATGTTATAGATACATTTGGGCCTAAAATTGCTAAAACACAAATATCCCAGTCTGATAATGAAAAACTATATAAAATTTGTTTGGATTGTGATATAAATTATATTCCTGAAGTTGAAAAAATAAATAATTACAGACATTTTCAGAATGTAAAAGAACAAATGAATATAACTGATATGTTAAAAAATAGTTCTGTATATTATACATTACTGGATAAAATGCAAGAGTATCTTATAGATATAGATAGTGGCATGTGGCAAGATATTGTAAACAATAATGAAGTTGATCATTTATTAGAACTTAAAAAATCATGGTATATCAAACAAACAGATATGGAATATACCTCATATCATGATCATAGACATAGTGCAGATTTAGTCTGTACATTGTATCCTAAGATTTATTTAGAAAAAGATGAAAAATATTTTGAAGAAAATAACTTAGCAAAGAAAACTGGTGAATTATTTTTCATTTATGGGGAATCCATAAAAAATGATTTTGGAAAAAATACAATTACAGTACAACCACAAGAAAGAGACATGTATATATTCCCATCTACTTTGTGTCATTATACATCTCCAGTGTTAGGTGCAAGTGAAAGATATTGTGTTAGTTGTAATTTTGTTTTCACCAAAACAGCAGAGCGGCTTCTACAACATCATAAAAAAAGGGTAATGGATGAAAATTGATTTTGATGTAGATATAGATATGGCTAACAGAGATGATTTTCTTAAGTTAGTAAATGTCACACCTGCAAGTATTGAAAAGGATGGTAAGTTTACCAAACACAATACTGGTGTTTACTTTCAAAATATTTCAAAGTTTCCACTTGAAGGTTACAGTACAATAGATCATAAACAAGCAGAGGAAAAAGGTTGGTTTAAAGTTGATTTCTTAAATAATCACATATACAAAGATGTAATTGATGAACAACATCTGGATACGTTAGTTAATACTGAGCCTATGTGGGAACTATTTGAACACGAAGAAATTATTCAAAAGTTATTTCACATTGGTAATCATTGGGAAATTGTAAAGCAACACCCACCTAAAACACTGGATCAATTAGCAATGATACTTGCTATGATAAGACCTGGTAAACGTCATTTGGTAGGAAAGGACTGGAAGGATATAGAAAATGATGTTTGGGTTAAACCCAATGATGACACATATTTCTTTAAGAAAAGCCACAGTTACAGTTATGCAATGGCTATAGTAGTTCAATTAAACTTATTAGTTGAAGATCTTAATCGTTAGGTTTTATAACTAACTGTACTCCTCTTCTCTTTATTCTTTTTCGTAGTAAATTTTGTAGGGTAGTAACTGGACCAAACAAAACTTCAGTGTCTTTCATTATAAAAGTACTTAAATAAGGATGAAAAGGTTTCATTTCGTGATTTAGAAATACGTCTATAGGTAATTGTCTATTAGATTCCCACCACCAAATTTCACCGTATTCCAAAAAGGCTTTCTTTAATTCTTTTGTGGGAATTTTATTTAAATCATAAAAGGTCATTATGGTATTGTCGTGATTTACAACTATACCAACATACTCTTCTTCTGCGTAGGAGATACCTGTAAGAAAAGGATACTTTTCTTGGGTTTCTGTAATTAGTTTATCTTTCTCCACAAAACTATTTAGTTCATATAATGATAAATACTGTAATATAAAGAGTTAAAAATATGAGTTATGGCGATCAC